GACTCCCCCAGTAATGATTGACGGATGGGGGTAGGGGTAGGTTTAGAATCAACATTAAGAGAGTTTAACAATTCCACGGTATCTTGGGTCATTTGTTCAAAACTTGGTATATAAAAACCCCGACTCGAATAAGAGGGCAATCGTCTTTCGGTGCGCTTCTTCCCACCTACCCACTCTCTCTGTTTTGCTAAGTGTTGCACCTTGGTCGATTTCTGTGTGACAGGTGAAGCAGAGTGATGCGATTCTGTAATCGTGTGCTTTAAGTCCACGGCCTTTTCCATCCCTTAGTTGATTTGAGTGTGCGGCAACCACTGTGCCATTTGTAGCCCCGCAATGGGTGCAGGGGAAGCTTCTAGCTATCTCCAGTAAGCTTTTATTGCGATACATTGGCATGATCCACGCTGTATTGTTCTAGCTTTACAGCGGATTCAGCAATGTCTACCGCAATCTCCATCATCTGTATGGCGTTGTTGCTTTTTAGGGCATCGTCATAGTGACGGACTAGGGTTCTAAGAACCTGAAACTCGTTGAGTAATTCAATCATTTTAATATCCGATCTTGGTTACGGTTAGATACTTCTAAGGTCTGCCATGTAGCGTGGCGTAGTCTTGCGGCTTCTAGTTCCCACTTCAGCTTCTCAGCGTTCTCGGTCGCTACCCCAATAGCCTTGCATAAGTCTTGGTAGTCTTGGCTTGCATATGCTTCCCGTTCCTGCGCTCCAATGGTCTGTTCGCCTGACTTCTGCATCATTATTGCTCGTAGACTGCTCTTAAAGCACTCTAGCTGGGCTAACTCACCCTTGGCAGATGCGTACTTGCCAGCGTTATCAAGGATAAAGTCTATACAACGGTTTGGGTCAATCTCTCTCATGGCCTAATCTCTTTTTTATCAATGTTTTCATTCGTTCTTCATCTTTAGGGTACTGCTTTAGTAGGCGTACTACCTCATCCCAGCCACGCCTTTTGGCTACACCGATATACCATTCGACTAGGTATTTATCGGGAGTGTGTTTCACATCTGTTCCTCAATCTGCTTAATCTTTTGGCTAATCCTAGCCCGCCATTGTTGCCACGCCTCACCAGCATAAGCAGGGCATCCGACTTCCTGCGCTTTACGGGCGGTCAGTTCCTCAGTCGAGTACCACGGTAATTCGGGTTTTTTGTTGGGTTCTAGGTCAATCTCGTCAGTCCAGCGTTCAGCGTTTAAGAACGAGGCAGGGTACGGGATGTAGTCTTTTTGGGTCTGCTTAATCTTCCAGTATTTAAGGTAGTTAGGCATGGCTTCTAGGCATTCTTTTTGCTGGATAGGGGTTAGCCTGTTCCATGCCCGTTCAGCGTCTTTGCGCCCCATTTTGCGGGGGTATAGGGAGTAGAAGTCTTGAAAGGTCATTTGTTCATCCAATAGCAAAGAAATGCGGCAATTATCATAACTGCCGCAAAGATTACAAAAGTACCGATTGCAAACACGGTCATTATGGTTTCGATCATTTAGCGATTTGCTCGATTTTGTAATATTTAGCGTTTTTACGAGCAAGAATAAAGTACGCTTGTTTAATGGTTACTGGAACACTCCAGTTACGCCATTCATTTTTGTAGTCATCAAATTGCATTACTACAAACTCTTTTTTACCTTGACCTTTTGATTTCATTTGCTTCTCCTTTTTCTATCTCACTCGTTATTGAGTACTTGTAGTTTATTAAGTTATCTTAACTATTGCAAACACTATTTATTAGGTATTTTCCCTAATGTCGCTAATTTGCAACATTTCAGCACGCCACCAAAATTCACTTGCAATAAAAGCCTTTAAATCGGGGCGTTTTGTATAGTCGTAGGTTGCAAGCAGATTGTAGGTAGACCACCGATCTAGGCTTTTAGGTAGTGGTAGCAGACCTTCTTGCAAATCTAGGTTTTCAAGCATTTTTAGTTTCTCCATAAAACGACCAACCACCGTTGTGGGTTTTATTCTAGTGATGTATGCCGTTGCAAGGCTGTCCAAGTCGGCTAGAACCGATTACTTGGGGGTATCGCAGGTGTCGACCCTCGCTCCAGTTCATTCTCCAACTGGCCTCTACCCCATCTAGCCTATTTCGCTGGCATTTTGCGACACTCGGATACCCGTTCGTTACGCCAGCACAAAAGAAAAAACCTCATTCAACTGGGCTGGGGGTGGAATTTTGACTTTAATACTACAAGTGTCGAAACCAACCCATGTGAATGAGGTCTTATTCAGCCAAAGTTCCACCCTTGACAAAATCAGTATACCAAATTATTCCAATTCAGGCCAAATTAATTTATAAGTTTCAGGAAATAGGGTCTTTCGGGTAATTAACCCGTGGCTCTGTTGCTCTAAGGTAGCGGCTAAGATCACCAGCTTATCGTAGGGTATACCCCCGTTTTGCCACATAGAAACGGCAGGAACGCTAATATTTAGCAACTTAGCGACCTTGGTAGGGCCACCTAAAAGTTTGATGATAGCAATTGAATTTAATGGCATAAGGTATCTTAACATATTTCTTGCATTAGTTGTTAAGTTAAGTTAATATGGGTGTACGGTATGTGCCGTGATAACAGGAGAACTCTTATGAGTGAAATAGAATCGCAAACCAATGATTTACTACAGCTTCAAGGTGAACTTGAACGCATCTTTAATGTGCTAGAAGGTGGCACAGACTTATCCAAAGAACAAATTGACCTACTGCGCTATGGCTGTGGCTTTGCGCCAGTTAACCGTCAGCGTGATTTCTTACAGGGTGTATTTAACGATTTAAACCCATACGGGAGAACAATATGATTATTTCTGATACGCAAAAAGATTTTAAAATAGCTCCTGCTGGCTTGCATATGGCAAGGCTTTATTCCGTTATCGACTTAGGTCACCAAGCTACCGAGTGGGCTGGGGAAACCAAGATCATGCACAAGGTCGTATTGACTTGGGAACTGCACGGGGATGATGATGCAGGACTACCACTCAAGACCGATGACGGAAAGCCGTTAATTGTAAGCAAACGATATACAGTCAGTTTAGGTGATCAGGCACGGTTACGCCAAGATTTAGAGGCGTGGTCAAATAAAAAGATGACCGCAGAAGATCGTAAAAACTTTGACCTTAAAGGCTTACTGGGTAAGTTTTGCATGGTTAATATCACGCACTCAGAGGATGGTAAGTACGCCAATATCTCAGGTATTAGCCCCGTACCGTCTGCCTTGCGTAACGCCCAGCCTGAAGGCATTAACCCTACAAAAATCTTTTGGATACAAAATTTTAAACAGGAAGAATACGATGCGCTACCTAAGTACTACAAAGAAAAGATAGCAGAGAGTAGCGAGTGGCGGGGTCAACAGGAGCGTGAAAAGAATGCTCCCAAGATTCAAGATGATGATTTATCCGACATACCTTTTTAGGGGGCAATTATGAAAGCATTTCCTATAGCAAATATGGAAGGTGATGAAGAATTTTTAGGCATGGATTTACGGGATTACTTTGCAGCTAAAGCTATGCAAGGGTTTTGTGCAAATATTACCCGTGACCCAAATTTAAATATGGAATTTTTTGCAAAAAAATCTTACATAATGGCTAACCAAATGTTGCGGCTTAGAAAAATTATAGAAGAAGATGATTATGATCGTTAAGGAGAAATTAAGTGAATCAGGTCATTGGTACAAGAAAGATGGTAGTCCTGCCTACACAACTATCGGCAAAACTGGGGAACGGGCAACAACGCTCCGTGACGCACGGAAGCTCGGACTTTTGCCAAGTGTTACAACAATTAACGGAATGCTATCAAAAGCAGGGCTTGATACATGGAAGCAACAACAAGTCCTCTTAGCCGCATTGACTTTGCCTAGACTGCCTGACGAACCCGAAAGTGATTGGTTGTCTAGGGTAATGCAGGATTCTAAGGCTACGGGCAGGGATGCGGCAGAGCGAGGTACTGCAATCCACGCCATCATCCAAACTTGGTTTGAGGGTGTCTATATGCCTGAAAAGCCCCCGTACATTAATACCATCATAGAAACCCTAGAGAATGCCTTTGGAAGCCAGCTATGGCTCTCAGAGAAGTCTTTTGCCCATCCGCTAGGGTATGGTGGTAAATGCGACTTAATGGCTAGGGCGGGCTTTATAGTGGACTTTAAGACTAAGGATACCGACTTAGATAAGGTAGATGTTTACTTTGAACATGAGATGCAGTTAGCCGCATACCGAGAGGGTCTAGGAGTACCAACGGCTAGGTGCGCTATCGTCTTTGTCAACGGTACGACCGATCAGGTCAAATTGATCGAAATTGAGCAGGATCGGCTTCAAAAGGGCTGGGAATGTTTTGAACATTTGTTACGGGTTTACCAAATAAAAAACGGCTTATAATCAAAGTTCCTTCACGGGAACGGGGGAAAGCGCAAGCGAGTACCCCACACTTTCTAAGGGCGTTAAGCCGCCACAGTAGGATGCAGTAATTAGGGAATTTTGCGGCTTTCTGCCCTATTCGTAGTAACTGCTAAATACTGCCCTGTTGTTTTTCTCCAAAACTTAGGGTT